TTGGTTTCTTCCCCAACGTTTTGATTTAACGCCGTATCTGTATTATCCATACAGTCCTTTCTTAAATTATTAATGAGCCACACCCATTGATGTAGATGTGAGATACATTAGCACTCTATATTTATAAAGTGCTAAACAAATCCCAAATCTTTCCTGCTTTTTAAAATAGGTCCGTTTTTATCTTTTCCAACCATCAATTTATCAGGTCCTATAAAAACTCCATGTTCCAACTCACATGACCTGCAAACTAAGTTGTACCCTCTTTGTATCCAGTCACAATTATTTGAAGGACTGAATTTGAAACTAGGTTTTGTAAAATCAAGTATTTCACTTTCAGGTAATATTTCCTCCGTCTGGTTCAATTTCTGATCTTGCGTCATTTACCTTGTTTTGGACCAATGTTAAATATTCCTTGGTTAAAGTAATTACTATTGAGTTTTGTCCCACTTCCTCAAAAGATGCTCCATTTTCTATTTTTAACTTGTTTATGTTATCCAAATTGTCTTTCAAGTTGTTTATAAACTTATTCAGGATTTTCCACCCCTTATGGTTTGATAAATTATAAAGATGTATGTCTTGATCGTCTTTTTTTTCAGTTTTTAAAGAGCCAAGTTCCCGTATTTCTTTTAGATAGTTTGGTCTTATTGCCTTACCCAAAATTAACACCCCCTTGACCTGGTGCTTGTGGTGTCATCTGTTGCATATTGGGTTGTGCCGGTATTTCATTCGGATTCATCATTTGTTCTGGCGTACCAGTACCCAAGATTTGATTTATTGTATTTTGAAGTTGTGCTTTGTGTTCATTTAATATGTTGTCATTTTTTTCTTCTTCGCCTTCTTCTGTTATGATTTTATCGAAATCCTGCAATCCGGAATTTGCAAACAGCCTTGTAATTAACTCACCTAAGTTGGTTTTCTTGCCTTCTGCCTTTAAGGCTTCAATAATTGGGGAGGTAATTCCCTGTTGTCCCATCTGCATGTCTTTAGTCAGGATTTGAAACAACTGTATCAGGTTTTGGTTTTGGGATTCTTCATCTATTCTGTAGGTCGAACCTGAAATAATTTCATAATCATAGAGCATTGAACCCATCTTGCCTTTGTTTATAGTTAATTTGCCGTCATTTTCATCATACATTTCTTCCATTTCAGGATACTGTTTGGTTAATTCCTTTATTTCATCCTCAAACATCCTTATTGCTACACTTTTGCTTTTGCTTTTTGACATTAAATTAACAAATTTGTTTATTACTTTGGTTAAAAACTGTTCCATGTAAAATCTGTCGGTTACATCCCTTGAATTTTGTCTTGCTGCCTGCATTTTAAGGGCTTCAGGAGTCTTTCCGTAACCCGGTTCTGTAGATGAAGTAATTGAAGTATCCGAAGTACCAAAAAGATTTTGTATTGAAGCATTTACATTCTGGTTTGTGTTATTGAAAGTATTTATTCCTTGAGGAGTCAAGTTTAAAGTTTGTGCAACATTCCCTACGTTACCTCTTACTAACCATTTAGCTGCTGGTCCAAATTGTATGGATGACATGGAAGCGATATTATCTTTGTTTACAAGTACTGGAGGAAATATTGACATCTTTACTGCATCCAAATATAAATTCCATGTACTATTTAGAGTCTTTTGCATGGAAGCTCCTCTTTCAAAATCTCCCATTCCTATAACGTCATCAACTAGAGGTATTGAGAATTTGTTTACTACAGGCAATTCACCATTATCATGCGGGTTTTTGCTGTCCCTCATGATTTCATCTGCTGCCGGTACATAATCCACCCATCTATCTCTTTCATACATTGAAAGAACCTTGTAGAATCCTTTTCCTTTTTGTGTACTTGTATTCTCAAAGTGGTCCTGTTCCCGAATTGACATTTCCGTAGTATCCTTTTCTTCCTTATCTCCTGCCACTTCTTTTAGTTTATCAACTATCTTGTTTACGTTTTTAAATCCTTCCCTTTTAGATAAGTCCTTAAAGAAAGATAAATTCCTCCAAGTTTGAATTATTATGTATTCTGAATCATCAAGGCTTACTGCTCCTACCTGTGGGAATACATCCCTTATTGGAATCAGCCACATATCAGGTCCCTTGTAACCATTTTGTTTGACATCCAAATCTACCATTACAAAGAAGTTACCGTAAATATTGGAGTACCTGTCAACCATTCTGCATTTTGTAAGAAAATCCCATCCTGCATTGGCATTAGGAAGGATATATTTATCAAGAATAAGGTTCATTAACTTACTTGATCCCTTGTCGTTTTTGGATATTCCCCTTACCTTGCCTGTAGGAAGTTGAGCCATGACCCTATATTCTCTCTCTAAAGTGTATGTTGCTAGTTTTGGATCAAAAGTTTGGGACTTTGTTTTATCTGATATGTTGTCATTTAATGTGTTGTGAAAAATATATTCATATTCGTCCCACATTTCACGTTTGGTTGATAAATAAGTGTCGGAATTGCCGTATCTGGAGTTTATTTGGTCTTTGAGTTCAAGATAATCAGCCATAAAAAAAGGACTGGTGTTTTGGCCAGTCCACAATAATTTACTGTAAGACAGTTTACTTATAACACTTTATAAACTATTATGTCAAGTTCAATGGAAATTTAATACGTTTTGCCCTATGGATATTGAGTGAATTAAGTATTGGTATGTTGTTTCTTACTATTATACTTACTGAAATCATACCGTATTCTATATCGGTTACCTCTTTGTGAATTATTAAGAGCAGTTTATCTTCAGGTTTTAAATTTTCCATTATCACGTATTACTAAATCAGTAATACACTTATCGCTTACTTTGATATCAAACGTTAGTAATCCGTTGTTTATCTTTTTTATCTCCTGTAATAACTTATCATAGACAATAGAGTTATGCTTAAAATACTTTGGTACTATTACTGTAGTATAGGTTAGTTGTGTTGTTATAAAAGACGACATAAAGGTAAGAATTATTAAATCCACACATTACCTCACCCTGCCTGACCCCACCTAACAAAACATCACAAAACATAACCTAATCACCATCACCACTAAATCCTTACCATTAAATCCAAACATCACCCTACCTCACCATACCCCATCTCACCATACATCACCGTACCGTACCATTAAATCCAGACCTTACATTACCCTACCATACCGTACCTTAACTCACATCACCAAATCCCACCCAACCCAACATCACCCAACAGTATGTTTATTTAATTCAAACCTTATTAAACTTACTTACCTCAAATCTTCCATATCTAGGTCTGTAATCACCAACACCTATGTAGTTTCCTGCATACATAAGAATATCTTTTATATCTTGTGCAGTTGCTCTTTCATCAAGACAAGTAATGGTAAATTTAAGCTCCCAATTATCCATCCTTGCTCTACCTTTCATTACTCTACCATGTGTAGAAGGTATGACTACTGATCTCCAATCTGTTACATATTTCTGGCTTAAATGTTCTATCTTCATTGGATCAATAAATAGTCCTCCCTTCATAACATCCTTATAAGTTTTCTTACCCTCAAGTTTGAAATTTATCCCTGCTTTTATCATAGCTCCTACAAAATGTTCAGCAGGTTGATATATTTTTCCTTTACTATCCCTATATAAGGATATTTCCACCTGTTCTTCTTTGGAAAGCACTGCTTTTTTCTTTTTTGTACCTTCGTTATTTACGGGATCTTCATCAGGAAATCTGTTAAATAATAAGGGAGCAATCCCTTTTACATGAACATTAAACTTAAGCATACCTTACTCCTTGTATTAAATGATTATTAAAAACCAAACATCACCTTACAGTACCCTTTCCTACTTCACCAAACAATACAACACCCAACATCACAACTAATTCCTTACATTACCCTATCCCGCCTTACAACACCCCACCTTACCTCACCAAACCTCATTTCACCACAACGCACCGCACCATTAAATCTAAATCTTAATTATTTACATACTCTGGTAAACTTTTCTTAAGTGCTTCTTTCATTTCATCTGAATTATTTGCCATTGAACGGGCTATGGATACTTTTATCATCTGTTCATTATTTTCAACAGCTTTTAATCTTGTATAAGAACCAATTACACCCATAGCTACTCTCGCATGGTCTTTATCATTTGATGGAACACCCACTCTCACCCAATCTTCTGCCTGTTTACAGGCTTCAATAAATGCTTTTTGTAAATATTGACTATCTTTCATAAAATCACCTCCTTCTTCTTCATAGTTAAAATTGTTTCATAACTCCTGCATCAGCCGGAAATATACCTCCGTGTGAGAATTTAGCCTGTTGGCTACATAAATAAACAACTGTTGGTGCTATTTCATCAGGAGTACCCAATCTTCCAAGCGGTACTCTTTCTTTTATGTATTGGTTTACTCTGTTTGGATCTGTTTCAAGTAGATTCTTCCAATGTCCTTCATCTGTTAAAATAACTCCAGGCAATACTGCTGTCATTATTATATTTTCTCCTTCCGTTGCTAGTACTCTACCCATACAATGTGTATAAGCTACTAGTGCTGCTTTTGAAGTACAAAAAGGAACAGGTCCATTATTTTCTTTTCCTGCTACTGATGATATGTTTACTATCCTTCCCCATCCTTTTTGTTTCATACAAGGAAGATATAAATTACTAAGTTCAATCGGTACTTCCAGATTAAGTCTTAATAATTTACGCCAGTCTGATATTGGACAATAAGGATCGCTTATTTCAAAGGTTGATCCGGCATTGTTTACTAAAATATCTATATCTTTGAAGGTTTGAAATACTTTGTTTGGTCCGTTTTCATCCATTAAGTCAAAACCATCCTTCCTTGAAGTGGTAAATACTTCCACCCCTTCATCACGCAAACCATCTGCTATTGCTTTGCCTATACCCTGCCTTCCACCTGTAACTAGTGCTTTTTTACCTTGTATATTTAGATTCATATTTTATTTTTAATAATTTAACTAATAATTTTTAAGTCATAATTTAATACCATCCTTTTAACCTCTTTGTATCGTCTGGTAGTTCATCAATGTCATCTATAGGCTTTTTGTAACTTACTGCAAAATATCTTAGTGCATCCATAGCGTGATCATTGGCCTTCTCTGGCACATCCGGCTCGTTCAAGTCTTGTGCTTGTGATACGCTTTTTTCTTTCCATCGGTAGGTTTCAAATTCTCGGATGGTATTGACACAATTATTGAAGATAAACAAACTGGGCATTCCCCCTGCCATAAATGATCTATTTTCTTCCCCGGTTTGGACGTTATGTCCTGGAACGACTTTAAGCTTCTCTGACACTTTCTCAATTCCAAATCGCACCCAACTATTGAAGTTTGTCCCGATTTCTTTTGTTGCGGGAGTGATGTAAATTCCTCTGGAAGCAAACTCAGAAATCCATTGCGCACCAGAAGGATCTCCGTATGTAGCTTGTATGTTTCCCCTGGTCTTAGAATTAACCACCCCTGCGTGGTAATCAATCGTCTGACCTGTTTGGTAGTGTTCGTCATAGATATACCAGTTTTCGTCTTGGTCAACCGCAATCCACAGGCAGACAGTGGGGTTAGTGCTTCCGAAATCAAATCCACGATACCTATTCCATCCTTCAGATATATTAAATGGTTCGATGACATGGACTTCCCTTTGGAATTCCTTGTAAACCAACCCCGTATATTTCCGAAAGTCAGCCATATATTCCTGATAAAAGGTATCTTCCGTAAGTTCTTTTTTAGCATTGTCTATTTCCTCCTTAGCGATGTAGGGGTTTTCGTAGCTTGTAAACCGCCAACTTTTGTAATCTCCAATGTTATTCCCGGTTTGCCCAGTGTTATATAGCTCGTGAAAGTGGTTGTATCCTTTAGGCGTGGAAATAAAGAGTACAGGTGCCTGATAATCCGTGAGTGTCGGGCGTAATACTTCCAACCATAACCAATCCCAATTTCTGATGCTAGCGATTTCGTCAATAACCAACCCACGTAGTTTGACACCCCGTAAAGCATCCGGATTTTCTGCTCCTTTAAGTTCAATAATACTTCCGTTTTTAAGTGTGATAGAAAGTTCGACTTCATTCTTTTTAAGTATCCATTGAAACGGAATCTCTTTTTGTAACTCTCGCCAATGAATCATCTTGCTTTGTTTATAGTTTGGGCTTACTATCCAATAAGTCCCAATGTTCTTTAAAGCCCAATTTAAAACAATAAGCCTTGATAATACCGACTTCCCGCTTCTTCTTCCTGCACAGACTATTCTAAACCTATGGCTATCTATTGCTACTTCTTTTTGCCAATCATTTAATATCAACTTGTGTACCATTTGTATCTATTATCTCCATTTTCATTTCATTAATAGCAAATATTGGATTATCTCTTAATTTACCTTTTAACTTGTAACCTAAATCTACAGCCTTTATTCTTGTTTGATGATCTGGTTCCCGTTCCCCAGTAAAATCATTCCATTTGGTTGCGTCTAATGCCTCAGAATGTGTCTTTAGTAATTTACCATCAGGTAGATGTTCTTCAAGTAGTTGTTTCCATGCTTTAGATTTAGTTAAGTTTGAAGGATTTTTAGCAGTTGTTGGATCATAACCAGCCTCCAACATAGCTCGTGAAACATTTCCATGATTTTCCACGACCTTTTCTATTGCTATTTGTTGTTTAGTTGTCATAAATTATTAAGCTTAAATTTTTTCACACATTCCTTTGAACAGAATAAAAACCTATTTTCCCTTATCATATCTTTAAGTTCAAACTTATTAAACCTATTTTTACAGAATGAGTTTTGGCAATAGTGTGTTTTATCTTCTTTTTTATAATACGGCCCTTTATCATCCGTTAATCCATATTTAGAACAAGTTTTCATGGTTTTCGAATTGTTTTTCCTCCCTTTATTTCCTTTAATCTTGGACTTTGACAATATGGACATTTTGACGGCCAATCTGCTATTTTAGTTGATCCAACAATTCCAAATGCTACGTTGATTTTCTCTTTACATTTTTGACATTGTAAGACTGAAGTTATAAAACTCATAAGTTAATCCTCCATAATCATGGTATGATTCTTTTTGTGTTCTTTCAGTTCTTTTTCAAGTTTTTCCAAGCGTTCTTCCAGAGTTTCAGATTCTACCATTTGATCACAGTATGTACAAAGAGTATTTGAACCATGCCAAAAGCATTTGTTTTTCATTGGTTTTTCTCCATGTAACTGGTCATCTTCAGGAAGTCCACAAATACATATTTCTTTATCTCTTTTAGCAGTTATATAATATTCAAACTTATGCTTTTTTGTATAGTCTGTTTTATTTTTCATATTCTTTTATAATTTCTACAATTAATTTAACATTACCAACCGTAACTCCTTCTTCATCAATTATTTTCTCTTTTTTAAACCATTCATATAGTTCTCTTTCTATTTCATCAGTAGGGTCAAATTCTCTTAATTCAAGTATTTTTTTCATATTCCTCCAAGATTCAGCACAACTATGATCTAAATTATAATCGTGAGGACAATTCCAGCAACCGCATTTACATTTATCTGTTTTAGTTTTCATATCATCCTTTGAATTTTATCCGCTTTCTTTTCTTCTTCATTATTGTATATTCCAAAATCGTGTTGTGCTGAAGCACAGGATACACCTTCCTCCCCGCAGTTATCACAAGTACCTACCCATGCACCAATTGCACCTTCTTTTAATTTTCCAAGTTTATTTCCACATTTAAAACATATGGTAAATAGTTCTTTCCTCTTTTTATTTTTCATAACTATATTATAATCATTTTGTTCTCATAAAGAATCCTTAACTCTTTAATTTCTTTATTAATAAACTGACATCTACAATTTAATGAATGATTTATCTGTCTACCATTTCCACTTCCACATCTAACTTGCTTTTCCATTTCTAAACAAAATATTTTTTCTATTAAGTCTTTATTTTTATCTGTTTTATTTTTCATTTCCCCTCCTTTTCCTCTTCAGGTAATACTCTCTCAAGAAATGCAATAAGACTTTCCAAGTCTTTTTCATATTGTTCTCGTATCATTTCAATTATTTCTTGTTTTGTGTATTTAGTCATATCTTTTTGTTATTGGAAGTTAAATTTTTTTCACATGTTGCTAAATTTAATCCAAATTTATTTTTAATCCAGATTATAAGACCTACTCTTGCTGCAAGTGGCATTCTATAATACATTTGTTCTATTTCTTCAGGTGTGAAATCTATTTCTAAGCTAAAAGGTGTTTTTTTTATTTTCATTTCTCCTTCTCCTTTTCCTCTTGTTGGATCATTTTTATAATTTCAGATAATATGAAAAATTCTTCTTTTGTTGGTTCAAATCCATAGAAAGATTGAAATATTTCCTTTGCCCTCCCTATGTATTTAATTATGGTTTCGTCTGTAGAAGTCATTTTTTAATATAATTTTTATATTTAGTCTTATAAAAACTTTCTCCCATGATATTTGGATGATAACCCATTACTTGCATTTGACCACATTCGGAACAACCTACTTTACTTGGACCTTCAGTAGAAAATATGTTTCCACAAATAGGACACCACCAACTAATCGTTTTATATTTGAAAAATCCTTTTTCTACTAAATATTCAGTAATACTTTTCATACCCTCATTCCTCCTTTCCATGTGCTTTCTTTATCACATTTTTCTTCCATCCTCTATCGGGTAGGCGAGGTTAGACTCGCAGCTTTATTTTTATATGGGCTAGTTTTGCAATCCTCACTTTAGCCCATGTCCTCGTTTTGGATTGCATACGGTTCTCTGCCCGCCACTACCCGATACAAGATGGAAAAGAGCTATTCTGTAGGCTGGTCATTCGGACAAGAAACCCACACGCATTTAAGGAATACATCCCACCTACATATTATTTTTTGTTATTTGATTGGGATAAGAGAGTCCCTTCCAAAATATTTTTAACAGCAAGTAAAGTATCTCTTTTTATTATCAAGTCGCCAACTCGTCCATTTCGATATTCTGGATATGCTCTCATTTTATCTATTTTTTTAATACATTCTTTTATTGTTTCCCTTTCCATCTCCTCCAACTGGGTAATGAGGAAGGATTCAATAATTACCATAGTATTATCAACCCAATTACCAATAACTTTTTCAGCTATAAAATTTTGTTCTTTATACCAATTTTGTGCTTGATCTGCAGTTTTAAAATCAGGTCTATCTTTTGGCTTACAATGAATAAAATATCCCACAGTAATACTTGTTTTTAATTCTTCTTTTAATTCCTCAATAGCTTTTTTAATTTGTGGGTTCATAATCTTTTCTTTATTCTATTAAGATATTTATTAAATAGATAATTTTCTATTTTAATTCTTTTAATAAGCCTTTCTGCATCTGAAATACCATAAAAATCTCTATTATTTATTTTCTTCCTCATAGTTCCTTTCAAGGATGCTCCCATTCTATTAACTCCAATGAATTTCTTGATTTAACAATTCTTTTGTATCTTTTTCTGATAATCCTAATATTCTTAAAATTCTATAAACCTTATCTATCTTAGGGTTTAGATGAAATGGACCTAAATGTTCTGTTGCCGATAACATTCCTTGAAATGCTACTGAATTTATTATTTTATTTATTTTCATGATTTAATTAACGCTCCCCTTAACTCCTTAACCTGTTTTTCTAGGGTTTCTATTCTTGTCTTATATTGTTCATCCATCATCTGCATATTTGTATTTACTATATAAAATACTCTTTGCCACTCTTTTATTTCTTTTTCAAGGGTTGATATGCGTTTATCATAATTAATTAATTTTTCCCAAAAAACTGCACTAATTTCTACTTCTATTCTTTTTGGTTTTCTTTTATTGTGTTTTTTCATATTATTTTGTAATTTGTCCTATTACGATAGTTTCTATAATTATTGCTATTAAAGTTGCATAAATAATATACGCAATATGATCTATTTTTCTTATTTGTAAGTCTAAGCATGTTACTTTTTTAACTTTTGGTTCTTGTAAATATTCTTCTATTTTCTTTTCTATTAATAGTTTTCTTGGCCTTCCTACTTTTCTTTTTAGTATTTTCATAGTCCTTTTGAATAAATAATTAATAAACAAATAAACTCAAGTACCAAACATATAAAAGTGAGTATTAGAAATACTTTTTCAGAAAATCTATATTCTCTAATTTGTATAAATCTTCCATTTTCTGCCCTATATTTAACGTAATCGTATTTCATATATTTTGTTGGGCGGTGCAAGGCTTGTTGTCCTTGAAAAGTAGTTTCAAAATATAATTTCTGCCCATATATTCAACACCGCCCATTAAATATAATTTTCCAAATCAGCTATTAATTTCTTGTAATCATCTATTGTCATTTTTGTTATTTCTTGTTTGTGTACTCTTAAATAATCAACTCTTTCCGGCCACATCTCGTTAAACCAAAGCATTGACTCTAAAGGGTCGTGATGCCATTTCAAATGACAAGCAGCACATAAACACATTAAATTTTCCATTGAATACCTAAGTCTTAAATTAGCCCTTGAAACCACATGACAGGCTTGTAAATTCTTTCCGCTTCCGCACCATTCACACTTACCTATTTTTCTTACTATTTTGCTTTGAAGTTGGTCTGCCATTCGTTTCCAATAGCCTTTTCTAAGTTCCACTTTTCTTATCTTTCTTTTGTGTTTAATTACTTTTGGATATTTCATAAATTCCATGAAGCAACCCACGCTTTCATGCCTTGTCTTTTAAACTTTTCATAACCCAGTCTTATATTTGTTTTCCAGTCCATAATATTACCCGGACAATATTTACCGGGATAGTTAAGTTGCATTATTCCGCAATCAACTGACCATGCCTTATCTAAATCGCCCTTTTTACACACCATTGACCTATTTCCATAACGACAGTTCCAGTTCATAGCATTTGGTTTAAATCCTGATTCCAATGAAATGACATAAATCATTTTAGCAATTACCCTAGCCGGTTCCTTGTTAAATACAGTACTAATCTCGTTAATAACTTCTTGTACACTCGGGTTATCCTTTGAAGAAGTGATGGTGACACTTCCAGTTTTAGGTTCAGCGGCCAAGACTGCCATTCGTGGTTTAACCATGACTGGTATTTGTGAGTGTGTAAAACCATAGTACCCTCCTAAAATTAATATTGTAATTAGTATTATGTGTTTCATAGCTCCCTCCTAATCTTGCCATAGTTTCCGATAGCGGTTGACCATGGCAAGCTTAGCAAAGAACTATGTCTTTGCTATCCCGCTAGTCAATTTCTTTTCTAACTTTTCAACTAAAGAAGCACCTTTTTTGTCATTTGCCATCCTTGCAAAATAAGCAAGTCCTGACTCTTGTTTAAATTCTTTAATAAGTTTCATTCCATGTGTATAAACACCATATTTCATACATTGCCCTCCATTGGTTTTCCGTTACAATAATCACCATTTGCTAGTTTTTGACTACATGCCCAAAATCCATAAGGTTTACCAGTTTTCTTGCTTATTCCAGCTCTCCATACCATGTCTATCCCATGAATAGAACACTTGGGAGCTATTTTAGGAAGTTGTGTTGGTATCTCCATTGTCGGATCTTGTTTAGGAAGCACTTTAACTTCCCAAGTCGGCTGCCATTTCTTCTCTTCAGCAAGTTGAATTAACTTTTCTATCTTTTGTATTACGTTTATCATCTGGTTATCCCTCATAGTAAACTGTACCCCAAAGCCTCTTATCCAGACTTTTATGTTTGCGCTATTCGGGCTTTCCGGTAAATTATCAGTTTCACTTCCTACCGACTTTACTGATGCTTCTTCTAATATTTCGTCTATTTCCTTATTCATACGTTTCCTTCGCAAATTAAACATTCATCAACTGTTTCCCACTTTCCAACTAGAAGATACTCGTTTCCATATGCGTTTCCGCATCCTTCACAAACTATATATCTATCCATGGCTGTCATATACTTTGAATAAAGACTCCTTTTTTCGTTTAACTTATCTATTCTTTCTTTGGCTTTACTCACTAATTTTTCAAATGGTTCCATGACTTGACTTTGTGTGTTCATAGTTGTATCCTTTCTTACATAAAAGCGTGTCCCCTCAAAGGCCCGCTTTTTATTTTGCTAACACCGGTTTAAGTAATCCGTCTGACTCATGATAAAAACTTATATTGAAATTTAATCTTGTACCCGTAACGTCTAAAAATAACCTCTCGCCTATAGCTCTTGATGAATAAACTACTACTATTATTATAAATATCCACTTTATAGCTTGCCATATAGTGATATTGGCTATTTTATTCTTTAAAAGAAAAAGTTTATTTTTCATGCTTTTTCACCACCTTTCTTATTCTTTTTTTATTCCAGTATGGACTTTTACATACAGGACAGCGTTTTGGAGTTCCCGGAATTCTTTTCCACCAGTTGTTTCCGCAACGGTTACAAACTTGTACTGGGTTAATTAGCTTCATATGTTACTATGATAACATATTATCTTTTATTTGTCAAGAGGCGTTATTTCTTTCAAGGATATACTGAAGTAGTCTAGCTTGCCGAATAATTATTTTTCTTTTTGACGGCTCGTTTTTGTATTTCTCTCTTAGTTTTTCTAATTTTTCTTTTACTTCTTGTATATTAATCATACTTTTATGGACTTAACTATATCACCCCCTAAAACCCCCTCTCCTCCCTATTCTCCGAACTCCCCTCCCTCAACCTGAATCAACCTTAGCCCCTGCCTAAGAATCTTGTCTTAGTCAAAGCAGTTATTTTGTCGTTCAGTATATCGGTCGGTTTAGTCGGCTTTCCTAGTAGTTTTTTATTCGCAAACTATCAAAAGATAGAAAAATTCGGCCGGAAAGCGGTCTGCTATCTCATGGATATATCTGTTGTGCAATATCTAAAGGTACAAATATATTCAAAGTTAAACCATATCCTTTGTATGATAATTTTGGATGTTCAAAAACTGAAGAATTTTCTGATATATATTTTTTTATATCTAGTAAAGCAATAGAATAGACTCTACTTGGTATTTCTTTATCTCTATCTAAAAACATACAATAAATAAGTTTGTCAGCTTTTGTTTGATAGTACCAACCCAAATCCCCAGTTGTTACATCTTCCAATAATTCGATTAAAATATCATCCCAAATACCAATTCTTGCCTTTTCTTCTATTTTATAAGTAATGTTTTTAAACTTAACTGTTCTGTCCCAATCATCGAAAGGTTGATAAGGAGCCTCTATTATTTCATAAGCCCCTTTTTCTTTATAAAATTCTGTTAAGAATTTTCTTGCTTTTTTTTCTAGGTCAAATTCTTCATTTAACTTCATTTCCCCAAACCTCCCATCCTTGCCTTTTATTCCTGGCAAAAAGCTCTATTTTAGGCCCGTAATATAAGTCCTCAATAATTTTATAAAATTCTTCCGGTTTTTGTGAGTGAATTTCTGAGCGTTCTATTGTCTGTACGCTATCATAAAGTTTAGAATTATCTGGTGTTGATTTTCCTCTACCGCAAACGAGTAATAATTCATGTCGTACACTGTTATAATAACCATAATTGTGTTTTACTTTATCCCAAACAAAAGAAGTTTTATATTCAAAGCCCCAAGCAGTTATAATATCCCAAACCTCATTCAATTTAGGAGAAGTAACCCAAATAAATAAGACTGAATTTTCTAAAGCTAAGTCTTTTACTGGTAATTGTTTTATTTCTTCAATAGTCATATCTTGATAGTGTCGTTCCACGTTCCCATAGTTTTGAGATACACTTACTCCATGTTCCTCATAAGGCCAAGGGGGATCAGCATAAATTACTTGATATTTTCCATCTGGTAAAGGGATAGGTTCTTCTTGTTTAGATTGCGGTAGATATTTAGTTATTAGCTTATTCCAAGTTATATTTTTTCCTTCAGGGAGTGTTTGAATATCGGGGTATTTATCGTAAGTAGCACAAGCATAGTTTAAAGTTCTTTCCGATAGTCCTATAGATTTCGCAAGGTCTTGCGAATTATATAGGCTATTTTGTTGTCCTTTACTCCAATTCAAGTCATCCCTTATCCTCTTACCTAAGTTCCAATAACCTTCAACCAACGCCCATCTGCTTGTGAATACCGCCTCAGTAATTATCGCTTTACACTCATCTACTAACTCTTTATACCAATCTTGTGTTTGTATTTGTATATCCATAAAAAAACGGCTCTCAATTAATTAATTTATCAATTTCATCATAACACTTTCTTCTAATTTTTGGCCATAAACTAACAAAAACTTCATTATTTTTATATTGAGATAAAATAAAAGCCCACTTTTTTTTGACACCATATTTAATAAGTCTTTTAGACTTTATAATATAGTGTTTATTTATTCTTCCATGCCCATAATATTTATGTAAAAGTTTATGACATGAGTTGCAAAGAGGTAATAAATTCTTTCTTTTTTCTTGGAATAAGTCATATTTAGTATGATGTACTTGAATATTTTTAGTAGTTAAACATATATAACAATGTCCTGATTCTCCTTCTAATCGTTCTGCTCTTGTTTGTTTCCAATGTTTTGTTTGAAGATATAAATTGTAGTTCATAAAAAAACTGTATTCTCGACTCAAGCCCAAGTGTTCGCTCGAAAACTTGAGCCAAGAATACAGTTTACGAACACTTGTTCCTATGTCAAAAATAATTTATTCCTTTTAAAACACTTTGTCAAGTGGCTATATTTATCTTTTTCCAATGCTCTAGATGCTTCGGGTTATTAAATATGCTTCTTTCCATATGCCCGCCTTTGTCGCAATAATTAGGTTCTTCACGTCTTATGTATAATTCTTCCACTTCACTTCCTCCATACATTTCCGCTTCTTTCTGTTCTCTCTTAGATTTTTCTTTTGAATTCATTTAATATCTTCTAATATCTTTTAATTGTTTATCCCATATTGGCCCTGCAACTTCTATTATCGCCTCGATCCACGGATTTATCCCAATGGATTCAATTTTTGATTTTTTTTTCCACGACTATCTCTAACATCATCTCTAACATCAGGCCCTTCTGGATGAAAACCTATTGTTAATCCTTCTTCATTAGTAAATAAAGCCTCTGGAGGAATAAATCTTCCAGATGGAAGTATATGTCCAGGTGGCTCTATTCGCCATTTAGTAAATGTCCAGTGATGCCCAAACTCGTCAGTAAATTCTTTCTTCACTCAAATTTCAAAAGATTAGTAACTAAGTTATCACTGTCAATTTTGTGTAAATATTTATCTATACTTTTAAGTCCGGCAATTACCGCAACCACTAACAAAGTTCTATAGTCAACTTTTCCTTGCTGTAGTGAGTCTATGACAACTGGAATTACCGCAATAGCAATAACTCTGAAAAGCTCTTTTACTGCTTCATTTTTAGCCAAGTCTTGTAAATTTAGTTTAGCCATTTTTATCACCTACCTTACAAATGCTTAATTTTCCTATCTTAAATAAACTTTCATGAGTTGTTGTATCTTTTAGAATATTTTGCAATTCATCATTTTCCTTTTTTAGTGAATTTATAGTTTCTTCATCCTGTTTTGCATGTTCTGATTGTTGGGTGTTTGTTAAAGTAAGCCCTTTGTTCGCTTCCTCAAGCTCCGCCTGTTTTTGCTGTACTACAGTTAGTGTAGTGACACATTCTGTATGCTTTGCTTCCAACTGGCGTAATGTATCTTCTTTTAATAAAAGTGTCTTAATTTGGGCATTTACGTTAGCGAAGGTTTTTATCTGCAAGGCTCCTGTAGGATCAACAATAGATATCTGTTGATTTAAAACATTATCCGTGTTTTCCTGTGTTTTTTTATGTGCTTCTATTTCTTCTTCATATTTAAACTTCCATTCCTGAAGTTCCTGGTATGTTTCGTTTTTAGTTTGAATTTCTTTTTGAAGATTAATTTGACACTCTTGTAATGCTTGATCCTGTGAAGAAGTAGGTTGATCCTGTTTAGGTACTGTTTGTGTGTATGTCCTAAATTGTATAACTGCCCTTCTTGTTCCACCATAAACATCTAATGTAAGATCAGATCTTCCTGTCCAGGGATCACATATATAAAATGTTTCCGTATTAGGTTCATATCCGTAAACCAATACCCAGTGCATATCATCATCTATATCTTGAGGATCAAAGTCTACATGGCATATAAGGGGCTTTCCTTCATCAAGTAAAGCCTTCATTTTGTTTACTCCGAAATTAGTTACAGGCCCGTCATAAGTAGGAGAAATATAATCGTTAGTAATTCCCCATTCATTACATGGAGCAGACCAAATAAGTTCTCCGCTATCTTTTGTAAATCCTTCTGGTTTCAATTTTTCATTTACTGTCTTGGGAGTTTCAGGTTTTCCGATAGAAGATAAAAACATAGCATAACAACTTATTAGACAACCATAATTACCGATATTGTAAGGCTGATTTTTATTATTACCAAGGAGAATTGAGGACCATTGGCTATCCCTTTGTGAAAATATTGGATTTATTTTTAAGCGCATAATTTTCCTCTCTTAATGCTTTTATAATTTTTTGCATCCTTGTATATATATTATGCTCTCTAGGTTTAACTAACATTAAATTTTCTATCCTATTATCTTTTCCATCTCCATTTATATGATGTACTTGTTCCCAACTTTCTAATTTCCTTCCTAAATGTTGTTCCATTATCAATCTATGTTCCCAATTTTTTTTACCATTTTTATAGACTCTTATATATTTACTCCAATTATATTCTTTAGGTATCCCCTCTGTTCTTTTATAAAAACATTTCTGAGAACAATATTTCTGTAATTTTGCTTTTAATTTAGTAAAAACTATAAATTTCTTTTTACAAATAGGACATATTTTTTGTTTCTTATATCCACTTCCTTTAAATTTACTTATTTGTCCTCTTTTTGATTTACCTACACATTCTCTTGAACAATATTTTTGACATCCAATTTTTCCTTTTTTATGTGATAAAAAAAGTTTATTACAAAATAAACATTTATATTTTTGTCTTTTTAATGTTCTAACTATTCCAAAACATTTTCTAGAACAGTAAATATATTGTTTATTACCTACTCTATAAAACTTTAATCCACATTTTTGACAGATATAATTTGCCATATAAGCATATTATATCATAATTATCTCTTTGTGAATAAATATTAGTTATTTTTAGTTTCATTTTGAATGTTGGTTATTGGGATGAGCAGTTTGTAAAGCTATTAATTCCTTATGTACTTGATTTAAGTCAGTTATCAATCTCAGTTGCTGTTCTTCATGTGATTTTAAAAGAGTAATCATATTGTCCATTTTGTTTTCCAATACTGCTAATCTGGTATTTAAAGCACCCCATGATAATGCAATTAAAATAACGGAAGTAATAATAGGAAGAAGATTATTGATTTGTAGCCAAGTTAATGTATTATTTTTATCTTTCATAGTTTTCCAAAATCAAAGTCTGAAAATTGTTTTTTCATAGTTGTGCGAAAAATAATGAACCTGTAGATTTAAGTGAAGTCCCATTATATAATCCCTGTACATCACTTAATGACAAGGCTTTACCATTATAAAAAAATGCATCATCAATAGAACCATTAAAAAAACCAGCCTCTGTCCCTGAATTATCTGTGCATCCAATTCTTACATAGTTAGTAGCTTGATATGCCGGAGCATTTGCCCATGTTACACCTGATCCATCTTCTGAGCCATCTATATAACAATGAAGTTTTGACCCATCCCACGTAAGAACAACAAAATGCCAATTTCCATCATTTACCGTTCCTGTTGAGGTTATAGTCTTAAAATCTGTCCCATTTACTGTTCCTGTGTTTTTACCTGACTCCATGCTTACCTGACCTGTTGACTCAAGATAAATCTGTATTCCCGCCTCCTTGCTTCCAGCATTACTAAATGACTGGAAAACACCCTGTAATGCACTTGCTGAAGTAAGAAGCCAGCAACCAAAACTGAAATTCCCTGTAGGTTTAAAATCAGCATGATCGGAAAGTGTAATCTTATCTGAGGAAGCTGACGCAAAAACCGCCTTATAACCAAATTTACCTGAAGCGTTATTTAAGATATTTGTTCTTGAAGCAGTTCCATTATGTGCCCCTAAAGATGAGTCATTTACAGTTGTCCCACTTGTTTCTTCAAAACGATAATATGCTTTTAAATTTGAATCATCAAAAAGTGTTGATGTATATAATTCAATAGCTGCCATAATTTACTCCTTATCCGTAACTTGCTCCAGCTTGTGCGTAATAAGCACTTGCTGTTGCATCATACAAAGCTGTAATAGTGTTAATACATCCGCTTGTAGTCCCTAAAGTAGTAGCTGTTGAAGCTGTCCATTTCATAGTCGGCAAGGTTGTACTGAATACTCCACTTGCTGCATTTTTACAAAGCAAAGTCAGTATCTGTCCGTCTGCTGGATTGCTAAATGAAATGGTTGTTGAAGCTGTAATAGCTACTTTCTGTCTATCTCCATTTAACCAATCTATTGTTATGGCACTTCCAGAATCTCCATTATCATACATTCCTATAGCCTGTACAAATCTAGATGGACCTGTTATTTGACACGCTGTAACCCTTGAAGCAGTTATGCTTGAAGCTGATACCTGTGAAGCCACTACATAAGACGCTGTTATTTGTGATGTAGTTATAGCTTTATGTGCTCCTGCTTGAGTATGTTGTACTAATATACAGTCTATCAAATCATTCCAGTCTTTAGCGTTCCATATCATTTCTACTACCGGGGAAGTATGAGCCTGTTCTGTTGAGCTATCTGCTCCCCTTCCTGAAGCAGGTGATGTTCTTGTTACAAAATTACCGCCTAATATAGTACCTATCACCCTTTCCATTTTAGTAGGTGTAGCTGTACCTCCACTATCTACCCTATCAAAGGTTAGAGTTATCTCCGTATCTGTTGGTAATCCCGATACGCTATTAGGCGTTATCGTTTCTCCTGAACCAGTTGAAAAAGAATTACTAGTTGAACTGTAATTACTTTTATATTTCCGTAAGTAGTCTGCCATAAATCCTCCTTAACTTGCTTTCCAGCTCGCAGGTGCTTTAACCCTTAGAGCATTACCGTTAATAATAAATCCCTGTAAAATATAATCTGCATCTGTACTATTTGTTGTTACTCTAAGCTGTATATCCCTTAGTTTCTTTCTTACTTTTATGTATCTTGGATCGGAAGAATCCGAAAAGGTTGAAGGAGTACCTGTAGTTGTACCCATTTTTACTGCACCCATCAAGTCCCATCCCATGCCAGTATTTGAAGTTGTTGAAGTTATTGAAGCGGTACCCAATGAGGTAAAAGGAGCATTTTTAGTCGTACCTGATATTTCAAAGTTTATACTTCCTCTTGGATTGCCCAGTTTAAGATAGACTTTATCTACCTTAACAAAGTCTTTCCATAGTTTTTGAAGTGGCATCCTACCGCTAGTATAATCAGTTGTAAAAGCTGCCCCCAAATCTCCCTGGAATCCTTCGGATACTTCAATTAACTTTGTTCCACCTACAGGTACATAAAGTAAGTGATTTATCTTTAAGGAATCCGTATATTCTAACCATTGTTTACCGGCTATGCTCCAATCTACCACCCAATTTACCCTTTCAGTATCGTAAATTATGGTTTTGGTATTGCCTGTCGTATTGGTTGGTACTGAAATAAATACTTTTGAATCAAAGAAATAACCTGCTATATCAGCAAGTTTTGAACCTGCAAGTGAAGTCCAGTAAGGTCTTATTCTGGTTGTTAATTCGTTAGTTCTTAAAATACCGTAATAATTCTTTTCAGGTCCTAGTGAATACATACCCCTTCTGTTTGGAAACAGTACATCATTGTTGGTTTGCACTACTCCATTGATTGAATCCGTACCAAAAGAACCAACTACTTTTATTGCACTTGGAATTGAAAATATAGTATCTCCAACAGTAAGAGGTTCTATAGCTATTTGCCACACCGCACCTTTTCCTTCAGGAGTTCTGCAAAGTACAGTTAATCTTCCTTCTCCCTGTCCTGTTTGGTAATGGACTACCTTAGTTGGCATTTCCCTTCCACCTCTTTCAAGAGCTATCCATCCACCGCCATAGAAGTCAGAAAAAGCTCCTATATATTTGCCTGAACCTGAAAAATAAACAATATAAGGAGCAGTAGTATCATAAGTTGCCCATATCCTGTTTCCTGAAACACACATGCTTTTTACCTTTGGACCTGTCGTAGTATTGGAAAGTGAAGGTTCTATATAAGGATTAGGATCAAGTGATCCATCATCAGTAAAAGAAGTAGCAGTTGTTGAAGCAAGTAAAACCTCATCCCCGGACTCATCTGAAATATAGAGTTGATACCGGTCAGCTCCTGCTACTGCATTCCAACTCCATGCTATTCCTTTGTCTGTTGCCACCACCCAATTATCCCTGATTTTGTTTACTGTTATTGAAGCCTCTGCTGCCGGTGTAGTTTCACCTATACTATTTAATGCTGTAACTTCCGCATAATAAGTATATACTCCTGAAGATAGTCCTGAAGCTACCCTTGAGCCAGTAAGTCCTGTTGGTGTACTAATTTGTGTATATGTGGATAAAGAAGTTCCGTTATACCTTGCTAAATTATCAGTACCATTTGTAATATAAAGATATGATTTATACTCCCCTGTTGAATTATCCCATCCTGCAATCTGTATAAAGTAACATTGAGTCCCTGCTGTAAAAGTTGCTCCCGTAAGTTCTGTTAAACTTCCACCATCTGTTGATTTGTATGCTTTGCCTCCTGCGATAGTAATAAGTTCGGTAGTTCCATCTGATTTTACATACTCATAAGCTCCGTCTATGTTTGCATCGTGAGTTGCTCCGTAATATTGAGTACCCCATCTTGGCTTCCACAAACCATCCTGCACCTGGATTAAATTAGTTGCGGTAGTTGCTTCGTTAGGAGCTATTCTTGCCTCATCTAAAAGAGTATTGCTTCCTCCCCGAAAGTCTTTTATTTCTAAATTTAGTTCTCTTGATTTTGTTGCTGTATTTCCTGAAATATTAAACATATTAAACTCCAAATCCATCACCCAAATCTGCATTTTCACTTATATTAAATGACTGATTCCATAATCCCTGCATATTATCTGTCCTCATCTGTTCCAATATCTGTTGTGCTACCTGAAATTCCTCTCTTGCTTTACCATCCTCACCGTCATTTTTGTACATTCTCCATAAAATGTAATGAACAAGAAAGAATGGATTTCTCATTTCTGTAGTTGAAGTTGTAGCAGTAAAGGTAGTAGCACTTTTATAGTATTCGTATTGGATTGTATCTCCTGTACTAAGTGTAAGTTCAGGATTGAAATTTAAAGTATATCCGTCTTTTGGTGAACCTGTAAAATATACCCAAAGAGAGGATTCATCATCAAACACCGGGATTGTTTCAACTGGAAAGACGGTATAGTAAGTAGATACTCCACTTCTTACAGTCCGTACATAACTTACCGGCTCCCTAAAGTCTGTAGAACAGGTATATGTATAAGTCCCTGCTGTAATTGTTTTTGTTACGGTTGAAGCGGTATTTGAATGTTTTGCAAACAATTCTCTCCATTTTGTATTATCGTAGTTTTCCCACATTGAGATACCCTGATTTGCATATTTTCTTCCTGCTAAATATTCGTCATCAGTTGCTTCCCATCCGTCATCATCACCTTCGTAATCTGCGTAAACATGATCTAAAATATCATTCTCTGTTTGTGCCATAATTTACTCCTTAAAAAAAGGAGCAATCCACCTTATTGGTTTCATGCTCCACTTACTAATTATATAAGTAAGAGTTACAGTATCTTTATATTCTTTTTCTCCGGATTAGTCAACTTGATAGTTTTTGTCTTAGGTGCTTTTATTGCTTTTAGTTTCTTCAGTTTGAATTTAGGCATTTTAGCTGATTTTATTTTGATTGTTCTTATCTTCTTAGGTTTAGGCATTGATTTAATAGTTATCTTCTTGGGTTTAGTTGTTTTAGTTTTAGTAGATTTTGTTGATTTATTATCTTTTACTTTTATTTCCTTAGTTTTAACAACTCCATTATCAAGATAAACATTTATTGTTTTTCCATTGATAGGATTTTGAATAGTCTGCGATTCGCCTGTTTCCAATACTTTACTTTTTATAGCACTATAATTTATATTCCACAAAGCTTCTTTCTTTTTCTGTTCTACTAAAGGTTGCCATTGATCTTTAGGAATATCTGAAATTTGATTTCCTGTAATTTTATTAAGTATTGTTTCACCTAAACCTGGTGCTTGCCTCCATTGTACGTTTGGTTTTCCTGTTGCAGTTTTACCTGTCATTGGTATTCGATCAGTATAAGTTTGCGAACCAACACCAAATATTCCAGGAATTGCCATTGGTATACCTATTATTCCTTTCTCTCTTACTAAGTCATACATATCCTGCCATACCATTGGAATAAACCTATCGGCTATCTCAACTGGAATATTTACTTTTTCACCCATAGTAGTTTGTCCTTTAAGAAGTGAAGTAATAAAAGAAAGTACAGGAGATTCCTTAGATTCAAGAAATCTTTGAACTATATCGAAACGTGTTGTAGGTTTATATCCTTCTCCTAATTTAAATTCTTTACCAGTAGTTGAACTTACCATTTCACCTGATAAAAGCCTTGCTACTGCAACTATATATTGTTGAAATCCACCCCAAGGATCATATCTCGTATTGCCGATCTTAATTTTTCCAAAGTCAGCACTTCTTGGATCAGTACCTACATCTGCACCACCTAATTTAGACAAAGCTAATATAGTTCCTGCCGTACCTGCAAAAGTGAAAAGGGATTTTAAAGCCTCTTTTCTTACAAAAGGATTAAGTCTTGCATAATATATAGGATTAAGAAGGTTTAATCTTGAAGCCATTAGTCTTGGAGAAAAGAAAGCTGCATTTAATATCGTTGATGCTCTTTGAATACCTCCCGGTAAATTCCCTCTCCCTGTTGCTGTGTTTACGAAATTCGCAATACTAGGAGCAATTTCGTCAACATTTAATCCTTGTTTACTTGCTGATTTGACTAAATCATCAAAAGTATCAGCTCTTAGTTTATTTAGAAATCCTGAATAAGCTCTATTTGATGCTTTTGCCAGTTTTCCAAATATTGGTATTTGCTCGGAAAGGTTTGACATAAATGCTTCTTCTCTACTTGAAAGAACAGGCGACATATCCGTTATTGCTAGTTTATTTTCACGCATTAGATTATACGTTGGTCTTGATTTTATATTTTCCTGTAACCCCTTATATGAGTTTTCTGAGAAAGCATATTTAAACATATCTCTAAAAGCTGGCAACCATGTTTTAGGTTTACCTATAAGAAATACACCTTGCCTTAATGGCGCTGAAAGATCAGCAGTTGCCATCATAGCTCGAGGAAGATTTAAAACGTTTTCACCTAATGAGAATAATTTTTGAATAATTGATCTATTATCTAAGACTGCTTGAATAAATTCAGGAGGAAAGACTTCATTTAAAAGCTGTAATTCTCCTTGTGTAGGGATTGTTCCACCTTCCGCACCTAGTAGTTTTTTAAGTCCAGTCTGTGCATTTACTTTTTCAAACACTCCTAAATTACTACTTTCTATTTTATTGAATAATCCATCAAGTTCTGGTTGTGTAAATTGTTTTTTTATACTTTCAAACTGGACTTTTGGCATTTCACCTTTTAACTGTCCTAATTTCTGATAATAGCCTGCTTCACCTTTTAATCCTTCACCTATTCCTGATAATGCACCTGCTTGTTGTGATCTTATCTTAGAATAAATTGCTTCTTGTTGTCCTCGTATTGGTTTTGCTTCTTTTAAAGCAGTAATTATCTTTTGTACTGGATCAACTTCTGGTATTTTGTTTCCAGGTGGTATAATAGGCGGTAATGAAGGATTTTGTTGACCACTGGATAACACATCACCCACTGATTTCTGCGTTAATTTTATTGGCTCTTGGGATTTTATTTTTATATTGGATGTCTTTACCTGTTCGGGTAATTTTTGACCCAAATTCATCTCCCCTATAACCCCCTCCCCTTTTATCTTGAGGGGTTCTCTCACATTTTGGGTTCTTAAACCTATTGAATAAGACTTAGGTACATTCTTTTCAAAAGCCTGTTGCATTATTACATCAAAGGCATTTTTTAACTGCCTGTTAGTCATGTTTGCTGCATTTTTGCCAAATACTGTTTCAGCAACACTATTTATATATTCTCCCAATGCACCCATATTTGCTCTATTTGCATTAGGATTAGATTCTACTTTTTGAGCAAATTTACCTATCAAATTCCTGACTTCCTGTGAAAAGCTATTCCTTACGGTATTAACCATATCTTTGGAAAATGGTCCTATAGGAGCTTTTTTTAACATTCCACCACTAAACATTATGGCCATTGATAACGGACTATATTGATTGCTTAGATCTGTAGGATTTTGTGAACTTCGTTGTAATCCTTGTCGAAATCCTTTTAAAGTAAATGCCTCTGGATCATACAAAGGAGAATTTGGCAATATTCTTTTTGTTTCAGGATTGTATATATATTTATTTGAAAACTGTTGTAACGGTGGTTGTACAATATTCTGTATTTTTGCCATTGTTTGTACAGGTTGACTTCTCCATATGTTATTTCCCTGATTACCTATAGGAGAAAAATACTGTGGAACATTCTGAACTGTTTTTTGAATATTAGCCATTCCCTGTGCTACAGGAGTTCTCCAAAAGTTATTTCCTTGATTTGAAGTTGGATTAAAATAATTGGTAGTATTAGAGAATAGTTTGGAAATTTCATTTCCAATATCATTTAAATTCATGTAGTTTCCTTTATGCTAATCCTAATCTTCTTTTTTCCTCGTCAGTTATATAGCCGACTCCTGGATAATAAGTTCTTCCTGTTTGTCCTTGGAATAAACCTTGCATGGATAGATTAGGTGGTTGCTGTATACTACCCATTCCGCTTGAAATCTGCTGGAATTGTGCCATCAGACTGTTTAAATCTGTTGCTTTTGCAGTTGCCCATTGTTTAAGCATATTCATGTTATTATTTGCTTGTGTCTGAATGTCCATTAGCCTTTGGTTTGCTATATCCAAAGCATTTTTTGAAAGATTTGCTATATCAGTTCCTTTAAGTTGTCCTAATTGTCCTACTCTATCTCTTATCTGCTGTTGAAGTTGGGCAAACTGTAAAGCTACCTGATTTATCTGCTCTTTAGCCCAATTATTAATTTTGGTAGTTTCAGTATTGAATATGTTATTCAATTTGAATCTTCTATCATCTATATCAGATTGTAAGGCTGCAAAATTAGTATTCACATCTCCCCTCATTTTATTCCCCTGTTTTGTAAGGGCATATGAATACATATTGGCTGCTGAGCTATCCCCCGCCCCTCTTGCGCCTAAATAAACATTACCTGCCTGCATTAAATTATTTATATTAGAACCTATATCCTTCAATGATCTTGCCCTTCCCGCTTCATTCTTTCTCATCTGTGTATCAAGAAGTGCTGATTGTTCCGCCTTTTGTCCCTGTAAATCAGCAAGTCCTGATTGAAGTTGTGAATTTATTATTCCTTCTTGTGCTGCTTTCTGTTGAGGGAGCCAAGTATTTGACATATTTTCAAGTTCCCTATTATATGTATCATATCCTGAATTTATGGCATTTATTGTCCTTTGTCTTTCAATTTCTGCTCTTATTTCTTCCGGTGAAGGTCCTGACTGTGGTCCATTATCACCAGGCATCCTTCCCATAGGTGGTATCGTTTGAGAAGTAAAAGGCTGATTATAATTCTGATTTGTAGTACCAGGTAAATTAGTTAATGATGGTGTTTGATTACCTATTTGTGGAGTATATACCTGATTACCAATAACTGTTGATTGATAAGGGCTGGCATTTTGCATCTGATTCTGTTGAGCGACCCAGTTTGTTAAATCCCACATAGTATTATCCATATATTCTCCTTTACTTTTTAGCTCTTGATTTCCCCATTCCCAAGGAATAGTAGGAAAAAGTTGGTTTATAATAATCTTCTAACAAATCAGTTGTTTGTCCTGTATAAGGGTTTACATAAGTATTTTCTATTGCTGGTGCTATATCTCTTAGTGTGTTTGCTGTTGTTGTACCTGCCTGATTGATTCCTAATTGGGTATTTAAATATTTATTATATTGTTCAGGCGTCTGATACAATTTTTCAAAGTTAGCACCAAGTATTGACTGTATATCCTTTAATGGAGTCTGTGCATTTACTGAAAATAGTAAATCTGTCTTTTTAGGATTGGGATTAGTAAGAGTCCTTACAAGTTTTTCTGAATCGTAATAACCACCATTTCTGTTATATTCAGCTTCTAAACCCTGTCTTAATCTCAAACCCTCATTTCCATTGAAGTATTTATCTACGTTATATCCTAATCCTTGAAGATATCTTAAATATTTTTCAACTTTTATTCCGTTTGAAAAGTCTGGTTTTGCAACTGGTCCGAATGAACCGCTTTTAAAATCACCCGGTGTTGATTCTCCTGTTATTTCAGGATGTTCTCCACTTCCGTGATAACCTGCGCTATAACTTCCATCAGGAGTAAATCCTCCTCCGCCTGTTTGGACAGTTCCATTGACAATAGGTCCCATATTCATTCCTGTTCCCCATTGTCCCCTATCTTCATACCATCCTCCACCGCCTCCACGATAACCTGCGCTATAAACTACTTTTCCTGTATTAGGATCAGTATAATATCCGCCTCCTGATGTTTGTGCTTTTCCTTCAAGATAAGGAGTACTGCCTATATATCCCGTATAATTAGAAGGCATGCTTTTTTGTACGTTTCTTTGAGTATCGAATGAATAATTGGTTGTAAGTTGTGCCGAAGGATTGGCTACTTGTGTAGATTGATCTAATAATGGCGTTGCTATATTTGGTTGCTGATTTCTATAATAATTTATTACTTCTCGTAAAGATGTCCCTTCTGGTAATCCTCTTTGTTTATCAGTAGCAGCAAAATAATTATACTCATAAGTACCTGGTTTAATATTTGAATAATAATTAAGGCCTTGTTGCTGATTTTCATTTTGCTGTTGATTTAATTGCTGTATTTTTTGATTAAAAGAGTCATTGTTAATTTGTTGATCCAAATTAGCAGTATAATCATCCAAAGCCTTTCTTTGAACGTCTGACATTGGTGAAATTCCTAAACGTGCATTAGTTTGTTCGGGATTTTCCCAATATCCTCCAGATGATAAACCTGGTAAATCAGCCATATTACTTTCCTTTCTTTCTTTTAATCTTTGAACCGTATTTTTTAGTCCATTTACGAGCCATTTCAGGTTTGTTCGCCCACATCCATTTTCTTTGCTTTAAACTCTTAAAAGGCATATTTAATAAAAAAGACACGAATATTATTCGTGCCTCTCTAATTCAATGTTAGTATTAGCAATTTACTTATAAAGATTTTTCACTTATTTGTCAAGTATTCCCCTGAAAAAGTCAGCATATTCGTTTATATGTCCATCTATAGTCCATTGTTCTGTTGTTTTAAATGCTTCCTCACCCATCTTTTTTCTTAACTCTTTATCATCTATCAGTTTTTTTAAGTTTGTGTACCATTCTTCACTATTTCCACATAGAAAACCGTTTACTCCATCATTTACTATTTCCTCATACTGCCTGATTTTGGTCCAACAACCAGGTTTTTTATAGCTTGAATTTTCAAGAAACTTAATACTGGATTTTGCCCTATTATAAATATTTACATTAAGAGGTGCTACCAATATATCAATATCACTTAACATATCAGGCATTTTCTCTATCCATTTAATTACATCCATATCACCAAAACTATACTCATATCTTTGTCCCCATTTTTCCTTGTAAGCTCCGAAGAAAGAACCTATTGTTATAAATTTTATATTCGGGTATTCGTGCATGAGTTTATCCATAGCCATTACAAAGTCCTCATTTCCAAGTGATGTATAGTGGGTTGAACTTCCGAAGTGTCCAATTACTATTTCGTGGGTATCCTTAAAAGGAAGTCTTGTTTTATAAAGGTTTAAGTCAATATAGTTTGGGAATACCTTAACCTGGTCGTATCTTTTATATGAATTGTTTATGATTGCATTTCTTAGATAGTTATTGGTACAAGTTACATAATCTACATCATTTAATATCATAGTGATTATACTTAATCCTGATGAGCCTTTTTTAAGTACATTATAAGCCGAATTATCAGGTAAAATACTCCATAAATTATCATCTATATCCATTACCAGTTTACAATAATGTTGTCTTGCTAACATACCCATTACCGCATACCCGAAATCCATTGTAAGGTAATTGAAGTAGATAATATCCGTTCTAGGTATTATTTCAGTCCATACGGAAGGTTCCTCCTCGTTAGGATCATATAATTCAGTTTTGAATCCTTCCACTTTCTTTAAGTGTTGGATTGGCTGGATTATCCTTGCAAAATCCACACCTGATATCCTGTCTTTAGTTGTATGGGAAGGAAATCCGTAAATACTTATTGTGTCTGGCATATGAAGTTGTCAATCTCCTTGTCAAATAGCTTTACCATTTCAATATAGTGTTCCCTAAACTTGTTCGTATCAAGTTCACTATCAATTCCATTTAATCCCGGTTCATACTTTGAAAGGTCAACCGAAGTATCAAACCTTACTACCTTGCAACCGCATAATCTTGCTATTTCAAACATAGCTGTTACTGAATCATATGAATAGAAAGTATGGCACTCATTAAGTACATCTGCTAATGCCTGTTGGTCGTTTGAGAATCTTCTATCTATAAGTATTGCATCCTGTGGGTGTTTGAATGTATTTTGTCCTTTGCCTACAAGATAACAGGTTTTTGTCCTGTTTTTCTTCTGGTCCTTGAATAAATTTAAATTACATATAGGAAGAAACAGTATCTTACAGTTATCATCAGGGGCAAATATCCTTGAAAAGTAATACAGTTTATCGTTTGGATCAAACTGTGTAGGTCCCGGTACTCCATAACTTCCCATTACTCCCGGTTTATTTAATATATACCTTACTATTGTTGTACCTTCTGCCGGATTTCCATGAAATATCTCCGGATAAATTGCTATACTTTCTCGATTCTCTAACCTGCAATTAACATAAACTTCCTCACCTTTTGAAAGCAACCATCCATAAAGTCCCCACATTACCCGGATTCCGCCTGAACTGATTTCAAATTGAGGAGTTGCTATTATATATGGCTTACGCATACACTTATCCCTTCATGTCCTATTTTAATAAGATATTCAACTACTTCCTGTCGAAAACCCATATATTGAAATTGCAACTTCGGCATAGCATTTGCTCCCTTTGCATGATGATATACAAATACTTGTTCACCCCGGCACATAACTTTATTATCTGAAATATAAAACTCACCTTCACGATTTAGACTTTTACACCCCCAATAGTCCTTATCTTTATCAAGTATTATTTTATTCATCTTTTGTACTTCCGAATTGTTATACCAGATAAGATTCATGACTGTATTTTCCTGTGCTACATACTTCATGGCATCCTTATTTGCTTCTTCCCATATATCCCAAAAGCGTTTATTAGTAGATGCTACTAAACCAGCCTGTAAAAACATATCTTCCCGTACGTTATCAATACTCATATTCTCATAATCGTTTTTGTTACTTGGACAAGCTACATCATAATCACCTTGCAATATCTTTTCTAATCTATCAAGAATAATAGTATCCGCATCTATATTTACGACTAAATCATATTTATCGATAAGTAATTTAGCGAATGTTGGTTTAGCAGTATAGAAGTTTATGTTCTTTTCCTTGAATACCTTATCTATCATATCTTGACGGAATACAATTAAATCTATATCAGGATGGTATCGTTTGAAAGAATTGATAAGAACAGGTGTACCGCACCCATAATAGTGACTATCTGATGCGATGGTAAAAAAAGCTACTTTCATTTTCTTGTAAATAATACGACTATAGCACTTGAGTTATATCTTCGTGCTTCATAACCCAATCTCATTAAATGTTCCACTAATTTCTGCCATGTAGGATGATGAAATTCAATCATTATTGATTTGATTTTAGGAGCAACTGAAATAAATCCCTCGTGGTAAAGTATCATATCCTCCGCACCTTCCACATCAAACTTGCAGAAGTCCACTTGTTCTATGTTGTTTTCCTTTAAGAAGGTATCAAACCTTATAGTTTTTACCTGTTCCCCACCTTGATTGTAATTTAGAGTAAGTGAATGGCAAGTCCTATTACTATTGTTATTGTTTAATGTCATTTCACCGTCTTTATCAGCAATAGCCATATTAAAGGCTTTTACATTATCCCATTTGTTAAATTCTATATTCTTTGAAAGAGCTTCAAAATGATCTTTAGAAGGTTCCAGAGCATAAATCTGTTTTGCGTACTTCCTCATGTATTGTGTAACTATACCCAAATTTGCCCCAACATCCATAATGACTAAGTCCTTCTGTGTATTGAATATATCTACATATATTCCCTCTAAGTAAATTTCTTTGTAAATATAAGGAATATATAGACTGTCAAAGTCTATCGGTTTTTCATCCGTTCCTTTTGGATAGAATAAAGCATTAAGAGCCATAGTTTCTCCTTATAAATTAAATAAAAGGTCCTTCCAATACTTCATAAAATACGACTATCGGTGTAATTGCTCTATTACAATGCGGTATATTAGGTTGTAATCTAATTACGAAAGGCAATCCACTATCAAAATCACCTAACATAGTTTTTGAAAATACATTGTCTTTTTGTGTTTCGACTTCCATTACACCTTCAATCACATGGTAGGATTCCGTTTTATTATGGGAGTGCAAAGGTACACTATAACCTCTTTTCATGGCTATTATCATTTCCTGTACCTTCTCTTTCCTGTCCTTGTGAAGTAGTATCCTTGCTTTACCTTCTTTTTCCGCTTCATCTTTCAAATCAAATAAATCGTATTTATCAAGCGTAAATACATCCTCATTATGGGTAAAAGCTACTGTTTTTCCTGAAGTATCTCTTTTCATCTAATTAAACTTATGAATGTTGGTAATTGTTCCTTAATAACCTTATCAAGCAATTCTGGTATTTCCTCACTTGACTTAGGGAAGTATGTTTTGAGGCTCTGTAATGCCTTTAAAATAGCTGGAATATCCGTAGCGTCATGTGATGGTCCGTCTGTTTTATAATCCTTATTTCTACCACTTCCTACAAGAATTACTGGTAACTTTTCATGGTTTATATACAGTTTTATGGTTTCAAATCCCCGGTAAATCAAAAAAGGAGTTATTGAATAAACTACAGGTATTTTACCTGAATACGCCAGTCCTACTGCTATATCTAACATGCTTTGTTCCGAAGCTCCACAATTAATAAATCTATTAATAAAATCTTTTTTAATTTTGTCGAAACCTATGAAACCTAAGTCTCCAGTCAAAGCATAAATATTATTATTTGCTTTCATCTGTTTATATAATTCTTCAAAAAATACTTTACGCATATTTCTCAACAAATTTATTAATATCTTTAAAATCTTCTATTCTTTCTATAATTGTTTTTTTATCCCAATCCCACCATTTAATTTTTAATAGTTTTTCGATTACATTTTTTTTAAATCTATAATATTTAATTCTAGCTGGATTACCTGCTACCATTGAATATGAAGGAACATCTTTTGTTACTACACTATAAGCGGCTATTATTGCACCATCTCCTATATTTATACCATCTAGTATTTTTACTTCCCTACCAATCCATACATCATTTCCTATTATTATTTTTTGTGAACCTCCACAAGTAGGATAATCTTTACTTCCTAACTTCTCATTAAAAGGATAATTTGCAACTAATCTTCTGTCTAGAACTGAAGGATGATCTAAATTACAATGAAAATAAACTTGTTCAGCTATTTGAGAATAATTTCCAATAGTGACATCTAGTTTTTTAGAAACATCTATTTTGTTAATAAGATAACTATTTAAGCCGATTTGCATTCTTCGTATTCCTCATCTGTTAATATGTGATAATGTCCTTCAATACCATTGAGGTATGCCGGAAATTGGTTTAAATTGGTTTTTATCATCAAAGAGGGGTAAAACATCTGTATCCTTGTATCCAACAAATCCGCATCTATTACTGAATAAGCTCCCATTCCATTTGCATTTATAGCTACCCTCAGATTTTCCAGTTTAAGTTCCCCCGCTATTCTTAACGCTTCCCATACACTCCCTTCCATACATTCACCATCACTTAGAAGTACATATACATTTCTTGTTTTATCAGCAATAGCCATACCTACTGCTATTCCTATTCCATGACCTAAACTACCGCTTGAAGCATATATTTTATCGTCTAAATTTCTATTGGGGTGTACTCCATGTTTTAAATATAAAGCCTCCGCATCTTTGAAGTAGTATTTTTCTATCATCACATATAAAGCTATTGCCGCATGACCGCTTGATAATACAAAAGGTTCATCATGCCTTTTTGTATCGTATATCTTTTCTATTATTCCTAGTGCAGTTAAACAAGAAGAAATATGGGATAGTTTATATTTATGTGATATTTCAAGTACCCTTAAAATAAGTTCGTTTTTCATTGTATTAATTCCTTTATTCTGTTTCTTGCCGCTTCATTTAAGATATTATCAAACAATATTTTACCTTCTGATGGTATTTTCCAGGGTTGTACTCCTGAAAAGTGCATCATGCAAACCTTTTTAGTAATGTGTTGGTTGTTTACATGGTCCGTTACATATAAATCATCACCTGAAGTATACATAGTATGGTAAACGTGCATTTCTTCTATCCCGTATGATTTGTCAGGAAAAGATAAAGCCCTTGTTTTGTATTTTCCGGAATAAAATAAATCATTGGATGTATTCATATCATAGTGAGGATGATTAGTAGTTGCCCTTTCCTTTTTATTCATTTCCGTTAAAGTCTTAAATATTTCAGGATTGGTACAAACTATCAGACTGTTTTGAATGTATTTCCTAGGAGGATCAAAACTCTTATCACAATAAAAATCTATATTGTTATAAGGCATCTGGTATTCATAATCTTCAAATAATTCAGGACAGTAATTGGTCATTACATAATCTGCATTTACATCAATTACCCTTTTATACTTTTCAAAATAAGGCAAAAGGTAATCATATGATCTTCCTGAATCATAATTAAAATCATAATGTGTTCCTCTATCTGCTGTTCCTATCGTGTCGTTATATGGATGACAGAATACCGGCATGTCAGGATAAAACTTCTTAATTGAGTTCATTAAACCATTAGCCATGTTTTGAAATGTTGCGTTTGCTGCTGTTACAAAGACTGTATCCATAATTTTGTTAGTCCTTCCTTTAGTGAATATTTTGGTTTCCAGTCAAACCAATACTCCATGTGTTTTTCCGCTTTCCAGTTCTTAGTATCATATATTCTTTTGTTTTTGTTATCTTTAGATATTTTTAAGTCTTTTCTGCTTATTTCTTTTAGAAGTTCAACCACTTCTTGATTTGATGTAGTTATTCCTGTTCCTATATTAATAGGATTATCTGCAAATGTTATTTTTGAATATAAAACTTCCATTAAAGCATCAATAAAATCATCTATATATATCCAGTCATGCCATCCGTTGCTTAAATTTAAAGTTAAACCGTTTTTAAGGCATTGTATGACCTTAGGAATGAATCTGAATGTAGCTTCACCCTCACCATAAACCGAATAAGGTCTTATAGATGATATATTTTTACTGTATTTTTCAGCATATACACTACCCATAAGTTCACCTATTAATTTAGATTCTGAATATAAAGTCTGTACTGGTAAATTTACTGAAGATGAAGAAAAATAAATAAGGTTTTTATAATCTACTTTTTTAGTTTTCTTTAAAAGGTCATAATAATCTACAAGGTTTGCTTTAATTATTTCATGTTTATCTGTCTGATAATAGTGATTTCCATAAGAAGAAAGATAAAAGATATAGTCTGCTTTTTTTATTTGATATTGCTGATTATGATGAATCTCTATTACTTTGTGTTCTTCTTTAAGAAGCCTTTTCACAAGATGTCTGCCTATGAAACCTGAAGAACCGAAAATGTAACTAGTCATTTTCCTCCTTCACGGGTACTTTTATGTATCCTAATCCATTACAAGACTTGCAAACTTGTTGTCCGTAATTTACTGTTCCATGACCCGAACATACAGGACATTTCATGGGGATATATTGAGGTATGACTTCTTCTTTCTTCTTCATAATCTAAAGATATTTTTACAATTTAATTAATTTTTGTCAACTCACTTCAATGCAATAAAAAGAGGTGTTGTTAATGCACTCTTTAATCTATTACCCATCGTACCTGCTGTTGTTTGAGTACTTTGAAGTACTGCCCACACTCCCGCAGCATCACCTAATTCTTCATACATTATTGGCGATGGTTGCCCTTGATCCCATACATCCAATGCAGTTATTTTATTTGTACCATTATAAATATCATCTACATAGATATATGCACTGGCAGTTGCTGATTTAGCTGTTATAGTTACTGTGGCATATAAATCTACCGTACCAGTATAATTAGCTGCTAAATTAAATACATTCCAATTCGTATCATTCGGCATCGTGTAGGTAGCGTCTGGTGTTGTTGAACCTGGAAGATATAAGTCAACAGTACAAAGATCAGTCCCAAAAGCTGCATTTTTTTGAATATATCCTCCAACCCCAACATACGTTGAAGCTCTTGCGAGTATTTTAAATGACCATGAGAAGCCAGTTGATGAATTTTCGGGAGCTATCCGTAGAGCAAGAGATGAGGCAGTTCTAACATTAGTATCTGTAAGTCCTGTGCCTGTGGCTTGAGCGATACCATAAGCTCCATACCATAAGTGTTTATTAGTAGTTTGATTATATTTATTAAATTTTATGATTCCTGTATTATTAATCAAATTACTATATCCATTTACTAAAGTAGAGGCGCCAAAAAGACAATTATCAAAAAGTATATCTAGACCACAACTTGAACCTTGTATTCTAAGATCATTAGTATGAGCAGTTAAAATTCCCGATGTTTGACTAAAATTACAGTTTACAAAAGTTAATTTACCAAAAGCAGCATTACTTGGAACATTGACTCCACTTGTAGTAGCAGCACTTGAATCTCCATTTGTTGCTAAATTATTAAAAGTAATTGACCCTGCTGTTGCAACATATATATTCTGAGTTTGATTTCCAAATACAGTAAAATTGTTAACATTTAAATTTGCTCCAACTGCATTAATGTTAAACCCAGCCAACCAATTTCTCCATGATTTATTATTCGTCATTGTTCCTGATAATCCATTAGCACTAATTATTATTCCATATCCTGATCCTTCACCATATATCTCATTATTAGAAAAAGTCCCAATAGTTGCCCCTTCATTTGTTGAAATACTGTTTCCACTTATTGTTCCTGTGAAAACATTATAAGAGAAATTTCCTCCTACATCATTTAGTTGAACAACTGCCCTACTTGTTCCATCAATACTGCATCCAAAGAAGTAATTATATGTTACAGTCCAACTTGTACCTGAAGTTGCAGCAATAACAAAAGGATATATACCGGCAGTTTTTATATTATTTACGTTATACCAGACATTATTGGATACTGTAATATTATTTGTTGTTGTTCCAGTAGTTATAAAACATTGATCTTCAGTATCTCTAATAGTTGAGTATTGCATATTAAATGAGCCAGTTGTTGTTTCAACTTCAATTCCTTTTTTACCTGTTGCATTTTCGCCTATATACCTAAAATCACACCAGTCAATATCAACTGTTGATGTAGCTTTTACATTCAAATAAGTCATTAGGGTTGAAGTAGCTGATCTAAACATGACATTACGAGTAATAAGCCCAATATGACATTGAGTTGGGGACGTTCCTGATTTTGCATATTGAATACCGCCTCCTGTCCCTGCAAATCCGTCAACAGTTAAAGTGTCAGCAGTTGCAGCACCATTCATAGTTCCACTTTCAATTTGATTAGTGCCACTTCTTTGCGTTTTTCCCGCTACAATTACATCATTATCCAACCATCCTGTATCCGTATCTACTCCTAAAGACGTAGAATTAGCAGCTTCATCCGTATTTAATTTACAAGCGATTACATTCTTTCCACTTGTCCGTGAAAGTCCTTGAATGGTTAAAGTTGACCCATTCCTTGCAATAAGTCCCATACCCCCATCAGCAACAGGATCAAATTCCAAAACAGCAGTTCCAGTTCTAGGTATGGGATTAGCAACTGTACCAATAGTGAATGTACCACCGTTATAAACAATCGCATCTCCTGAAAGTTTTAAATAATAATTAGTAGAAGCTGCATAAGCATAATTCAAATTTCCACGTTTGTTTACTGTTAAAGCAACAACGCTATCCGTTCCTGCTCCATAATCTGTACTTGCAGTCTGATCCATAGTTACCGTGATATCATTTCCCGTTCCTGCTCCTGTGTGTTCACCCATAACGTGCATGACATCTGTAGCTACAGGAGCTTGGGTTGTGGTGGTACGAAGAAGTCTTGAGAAATTATCAGTTGTTGCGTTTCTATTTAGAGCAACTTGAGAAGCAACAGAAGTTTTAGCTTCTAATTCATATGCGGTAGCTGCTAATAAAGTAACAGGAGATGCTAACTTGAATAAAACCCATCCTCCCTCATTTGTTGTACCTGGTGTAGCTATAGTAGGAAGATCGGCAACATTTATAGTTACTTCAGTTCCTGCAACCTCAGAATGGTCTGAATTTAATGCAATATGTACACTTATTGTACCAGAAGGTGAAGCAGCTACACTGTAAGGTTTTACAGCAATTCCATCAACTACAATCGCCCCAGGAGTGAAAGCAGCAGTCCTTGTTCCTGAATAGGCAGTTGTTAAAGTATCACTTCCCGCTTCCGAATCCAAAAGTGACGTACTATCTACCAATGCCCATGTGGCACTTGCAGTAAGGTTATTATTTGCACGAGAAATTAAAACAGCCATATATTTTATAAATTAGTATGTTCGTACCATTCCAATTCTATTTTTGTTTTTGCGTTATCTGAATCAGGAGTGAATTTAAGAAAATAATCTTCATTCTGTTTTAAAATCATTTCCGTATCATTTCTGCTTTCACTACCTACTCTGGTAGGATTTGTTGTTCCTGATCCTGTTCTCCATGTTTTTATGAGGGTTCCATCTGCTGTTGATGTTGGATCATATGCAACAACAAGAGTCGCTGTAGTTGCAGAATTTCTATCATTGTTATAAACCGTTGCAGTTGTTCCTGCTGCATCTACTGTTGGATTTTCAAATAATTGCCACGTACCAATACCTTCAGAATACAACGTAAATGTCATATGTGCCCATTTTGTAGTATTTGGTGTAGTAATTCTATAATACTTTGGAGCAGCAGTGTCTACATCAGAATCATAATCCGTATAGAAAAAATGTGTTCCGTCATGTAGTTCATTATGGGGATAATCAATATTAACGACTGCTCCTGTAGCAGAATCTTTTTTGACATTTCCTATACCTACTAGTGTTTGTATCATACTCTCCCTTTCACCCTTAAATAATCATGGGTTGTATCAGAATACATAACATCAACAACTAACGCATTATCGGAACCGCTTGAAGCAAGTGTCCGTGTTGCCGCATCCCATGGCTCATTTTCATTACTTGAATACCAGTATCGGACATCCACATTGTTTGTATTTGCATCTATAAATATCGCATAGTCTATAGTGTAGTCATAACTAGTAAAACTATATTTATATATTCCGTTAGCAACATGAGTCATGCTCGCACCGTTTACGATAACCGAATTGTCAGAAAGATTATAAATATAAATAAGCGGAGTAAGTCCGGTTGATACTGATCCGTTATACGTAAACTGTGATTGTATCGGTATAGTTGCCATATTAGTCTAAATCAATAACTTCTGATTGAGGAATAGCTTGTTGCTGGTTGTAACTATTTACTAAGTCCAGTGCCTTCCTCTTAATATCGTCTTGATAAGTTGCAGGAGTAGTGTTTATTATTAAGTTGGGAAAAATAACATTTGCCCCTTTTTTCACATCAAATCTGGCAGTTATTGATCCGCTTGAATCTACTTGTGATATTTCCGTTGTTTTTGCTTTCCATTGACCAGCCATAATAAACTCCTTTCAAGAATATGATAATGCGGTGAGGTCTGTTGCTATATTATCGTAATTTCCATTTGCATCTGCATATAAAATAATCATTCCTGTTGTTTCATCAATACGGAACGCCTGCCATGATGCACTTGCTTGTGCTGTACCTACTGGAGCTTTTGCTACATAGGTATAGTTACCGCTTGTAGTTATCTTTATATTCATCGGGGTACTTAACAGTTGAAAAACAAGCGTATGATACGACTCATCATACGACTTATTTAGAATATATTGTTCGCTATATTTATTCTGTGCTGCTGGTGTACTAGGAATAGGCATATTTATTATGGTTTAACTTAATATCATCCGTTTCAATTAAGAATCTGATGTATGCTGCTAACTTTTCTATCTGCATTGTTATTCTTTCTGTTTTATCTATTTTGCACAATTTGTATATCTCTTTAAATTTCTCCTTTACTGCATCGACTTCGTTTTTCATTTCACCTTTTTCAATCATTGATTTAAAATATCCCTCAATAGTGTCAATCTCATCCTTAAATCCCCCAAACTTATCCGCCCATGAATCACCCAAGTTGAAGTGGTCAACGAGGAAGGGATGATGATGTTGTTTCTGGTAATCAGTAAAGGGTACTTCTTCATCCGATTCAAAAGTATGTGGTTGTATATCCGCTTTGAGTTCACTTTGTGTATCACTTTCTGGTTCTGATCTTGACCTAAAAACACCATCATTCATTTTGGTATTTTGATTTTTTACTAACTATATCGTGTATATCTTTTATATTGCCTATATTACCTTGCCTGTGTGCTTTAAATAATGCCTCCCTCATGGATTTGACTTCACCGGATTCCCTGCTTATTTTCTGTGCTGTTTTTTCTATCATCTGTCTTTCGCCATAAGATTTAGCATTACTCCACATTCTTCCTAATTCATTTAAATCATTTTGTCTTGTATTCATATATTGTTTTTTTAGTGTTGGCTCTATCACTAAAATAATAGAGCCAAACAATATTAAGTGAGTGAATTAGCAAGTCTATATACCCAAGTAGAATTGAGTATTTTAACTGCATAAGAACCCGCCCACGAAATATAAGACCTTCTACCTGCCGGTGATGCTGAATCAACTGCATTCGGAAGAATGGTTAATTTAGGCTTATCACCTGAAAGGTCATAAACGCCAAAAGCTTCTGCTCCATGAAAGAATGAATAATCCCTTGCAACAGTTGAAGCTGCCAAAGAAGCTGCTTCAGTTCCACAAGCGGATGTATCATTATTCTGAAGGAATCTAACCTGATACAGTTCACCCATTTCTCCTTTGTACAAATCCTTTACATCAGAGTAAGCTTTTGCACTTACCCATGTAGAATCTGCCAAAAGATTTATCTTTGATAACGGTGTAACTTTACCCAAGAAAAAACCATCCGGGTATGCTATAGCGTTATTTAATTCGAGTTGCTGTACCATCAGTCTTACATCACAAGCATCCAAAGTATCTCCTGCTGCAAGAGTATCTATTGCATGACCGTTTCCATATTTTGATGTTCCTGACATGAGCTGGTTCATTACTAATCTGTTTAAGGTTTCTCCCATTTGCTGTCCTACAACACCAATCATTTCTGCCATGTTTTTATCAATGGATACTAAAGTAGCAAACTTAGATACTTGTACTGATTGACCGTATTCAGCCAAAGTAACTGCAACAGTTGAAGCTGCAAGAGCCGATATACCTGGATTACAACCTTCAGTAACAGCCGTAGTACTTAATGCCAACTTATCAAATCTTGTAAAATTGATAGTTTTACCTTCGTTTTGAACATGGCTTCTTTTTTGCGCTCCCTGTTCAAGTATCAAAGGGTATTCTGCCCTTTTAAGAAACACTTTCTCATAGTAAGTACTAACTGCTGGAGTCAATATTGTTGTGTTTGTTAAATCTGCCATAATATACTCACCACCTTCTCTAAGCTAAAATTAAGATTGGACAACCCCTAACATTTTTTCGAGTTCTTTCTCTGTCATATCTGCATATGATTTCTCTGTGTTTTTGGAAGGTGTAGGGCGTAGGGCTGTCTGTGAAACCTGCTTAGCTATGATTTCTGATTCTTTCGCCACTTCCTTCGTCAAAGACCGTTTGTAGGGCTTCATAAGTTTATCTACAAACTTCCTGACTGATCCTGTTGGATTTGATCTTGCATAAGCAAGAGTCGCTTCCGTAATAGAATCGTTAAGTTCCTTATCAAAATGTTCGCTGTCGGGGTCAAGTTCAGGGTGATCCTTAATGGCTAAATTAGCTTCCCGATTTATGTTTTCAACAACCTTGAATTGGTTTAGTCTTATTTGGACCAAACCATCCGCAGTTCTTAAAACATCATTCTGGTATTGTTCAGGGGAAATTTCACTTCCTGGTGTCACTTGAGGTGTGTAAGACTGACTGCCTTGAGGGGCAACTCCCCTTGTGTAGTTCTCAAGTTGTTCACTCAAGGATTGTACTTTTTCCTCTGCTGATTTAGCTCTGGAATTAAGCTCCCTGATTCTTGCTTCAGCTCCTTTTTTTGCAGGAACTTCCTCTTTGGATTCCTTCTCCTTTGGTTCAGTTGCAACTTCCCCTTCAGGTTTGGTTTCCTCTACAGGCGCTTTTGGTTCTTCAACCGGCGTAGTTGAAACATTGGCTTCTTCCCCAACGTTTTGATTTAACGCCGTATCTGTATTATCCATACAGTCCTTTCTTAAATTATTAATGAGCCACACCCATTGATGTAGATGTGAGATACATTAGCACTCTATATTTATAAAGTG